GTCTAATGCTATCGCGAAACTTGCTCGCTGTAGTGAGAGCGGCGAAGGTGCTAGTGCTTTTATCACACATCAACCTTGTATGGAGTGTGCTAAACTTCTATACCAAAGCGGTATTAAACAAGTGTATTACGTACAACCCTATAGGTTAGATGCTGGACTAAAGTTCCTGCAGGAATGTAACATACCCGTTGAACAAATAGATGTTTGATATCTTTTGTATGCAGATCACCGGCACTGAAACTGATCTGCCAGCCCATACACAATACACTCGTTGGAACGGTACACACTTAGATACAATACGTAGGTGTGTTAACCGTGCTCGTACAGAGTATGTTTGGATTGTAGCAGACTGTTGCAATTATGCAACATTTGATTTTACATGGCAACCTGTACCCTGGGAAGCAGATCAAATACACTGTTGGGCAAGCGGTAACCAACAGTTTGGCGATACTTTCCTGGTGCCTGTAGCTGCTTTTAAGCGTCAGCAAGAGGGCCTTAAACTACTAGAGTGGTACGAGCATATCAACTGGCATACAGAGCCCTATATACAGCGTTATGAGTGGCCCACAGTTGATAGTTTGGATAAACAAACAAGCCTATATGCTTGGCATAATCAAACCCCCGCAGACATTGACTATGAGCCTAGTTTATGGAAAAAACGTGATCTACACGCCTTTACACAAAGTGGTAGCGTACTACTAGTGCCTAGAGACTGTAAACAGCATTTTAAGGACCAATTCTACGACTACCCATACATATTGCGTCATAATGACTACAATGTAGAAGAAAAACCGCTAGATGTAGTATACTTGAGCAATGGTGAAAAAAACGCCGATAAAAACTGGTTTCTGCTCAAGTGTATGTGCCCTAGAGCAAAGCGCATAGACGGCGTGACAGGCAGAGCGCAAGCATACAAAGCCTGTGCAGAAGTCAGTGAGACGCCCTGGTTTTTTAATGTGTTTGCCAAGTGTCGTGTAGAACCGGACTTTGATTTTAATTGGCAACCAGACTGGCTACAAGGACCCAAGCACTGGATATTCCACAGCCGCAATCCTGTTAACGGATTAGAGTATGGACATATGGGTATTATTGCATACCACAAGCAAATGGTGTTAGATGCTACAGAATGGGGTCTGGATTTTACACTAAGTGCTAGACACGGAGTTGTTCCTGTAGTAGGAAGCACTGCTGACTTTAACACCACACCATATGAAACTTGGCGTACAGCGTTTCGTGAGTGTGTTAAACTTACTCAACAGTCGGACATTGAGAGTCGTTATAGACTAGAGCAATGGAGCACAGTTGGTAATGGTGAGAATGGTGAGTGGAGTGTACGAGGTGCTGAGGATGCTGTCAAGTATGTTGAAGATGGAAATGATCTACAGCAAACCTTCGAGTGGGCTTTCCTCAAAGAATTCTTTGACAGCCACTACAACAGCTAACAGTTCTTCATCAGTCATATATGGATCGCAAGGCAACTGTAAAAACTTATGACAGTTTGCCACTGCTCTGTCTAGTGTAGCAATAGGCTCACTATAGGCACGTTTTGTTTCTATTTTACGATGTGTTAGATGTGCTTGTAAGTCAGCTCTACGTGATGTTTCAATAACAAACTTACTAACCTGTCCATTTGCATCAGTTACACACTTTACGTATCTGCTTAACTGCTGATGATAGTCTCTAGCAATCTCCTGTCTACGCTCTTGCCAGAACGGGAAATGATCTAATTTAACTAGCATCTCAGCACAATCACGCTCGCTCATAATACTATTGCCACCAACATGCCCGTCTACTGTATGATGTCTACGTAATAGTTTTACGTCATCAATTACACGTTTGTCGTTGCTTACAACTGCGCCGCCGTTGCCAAAGTTAGGTAGACTTTTTGTGGGATCGAAACTGTATGCGGCCGTGTCTGCTTGCAGTGGTGCACCAAAGTGTTGAGCACCATCTTCTACTACAGCAATAGAGTCTGGTATCTCATCATGGTTACCAAACAAGCCCACCCATACTGCACAATCTATACCTTGTGGTATAAGATCCCATCGCATGAGTCCTCGAGTGTTTACATCGATAGCCACAGGAGAACAACCTGCTCTTATGATACTGTTACTTGTTGCTATGTAAGTTTGTGCAGGCATTGCTACTAAACCTGTGACGTTTTCTGCTACTAGGGCATACATGAGTGCATCGCTGCCACTGCCTACTACGGCAGCATAACGTGCACCTGCTACTGTAGCAATGCGTTCTTCAAACGCATAGGTATAATCCCCAAGCATGGCTTGAGGATTAGTAAGTGTTATATTATTGATTCGATCTAAACTAGGTCTTAGTTCATCATACAGTCTGTTCAGATTGTGCAGACGTATCATCTTCTTTAACCTCAGGCTCTGGTAGTTTTTGCCTAAATCGTTCTATTATTTCTTCAGTTGCTTGCTCTCTAGTAACTTCACCGCGCTGTAACATCCATAGTGCTTCTGTGGGTTTGATACCTCGTTTACGTGCGACGCCTGCAGCAAGACTTACAAGTTCTAATCTTCCAATACCAAGCATTTGTGTGATGCCGTCAATATCTGGCGGATTGGTTATCACTTTTTTATGTACATGTGCCATTTTGTTTCCTATGTTCTGCTTGCCAGCGGAATGCCCAAAGAACCATTTCTTCAGGATCTTCAAATGTCATAACAGCATTACTGTCATGCTCTGTAAAAAACCAACCCCAGCGACTTTTACATTTATTTGCCGCCCACCATATGCTCTCGCCAATTACACCATTAGATTCTAGGGGTATTTGATGTTCGTATACTTTCCAGTAACCGCAACCTTGTGGGTATGAATGTTTAGGTACCCAGTTGTGAGTTACGTCCATTCAAACATTTCGTCCGCAAGTGGGAACACATCTGCAATTACTCGTGCACACGCATGGGCAATATCCATGTGTTCTTTTTGAGTACCATTAGCACCACGTAGTTCAATATAGTGTACCCAACTACGTAGCGTACCGTTCATATACATGCGGCTTACTGTATTACCCTCAGGCAATACAGCCCTGGCTTGTTCTTTAGCAATACCATTCTCAATAGCCCACGCATATGCCTTTTGAGCAGCTTCAATAACAATGAGCTGTTTATTTTCCCATGTTGCTTGTAGACTAGCATCTTCTGTATCAATGCTGTTCTGCCTGTTTGTAGTATCCTGCAAACGTGCTTCACGGGTAACGAACTCTAAATCCTTTGTGGGATCAGCATAGCGTTGGCTAAACTCTTGAAAACTGAAACTCCTGTGACGTAGGATCTGCCTTGCTATATCACGAGTAGTTTCAATCTCCATACAAGCACTGACCATTTCTAGGGGAGACCAGTGCTTGTGTTTGATGAGATATTTAATGAGCTTTGCGCTAGTTTCCATGTTTAACTGTCCACTAGGGTTGCTGACTCTAGCACAGAACGCAATAAGGTCCTGTACATCTGCATCAGCAAGATCGTGAGCAGTTAAAAACTCTGGACTGGCTTGACTAAAACTAACCAGGCTTACCTTCATTAGGCAGCAGCCTTCTTCTTAGGACGACCGCGCTTCTTAGGAGCAGGTGCTGGAGCAACACTTGGATCGAGTGCAGTTGCTTCTTCAGTAAGACGTGCAACTTCTGCCTGTAGTCCTGCAATCTGTGACTCCATTTGTGCTGCCTGCTTCATCATGTCTGCGGCAATATCTGAATCAGTTAGTACACCTGCAGGTGCAGTTGCAGCATATGCTGTATCGCTTACAGTCTTTGCAGGATCTGCCATACCAGCCTGTGCATCAATCTCTGCCATACGCTTGGCAGCATCAGCACCTGATTCCATTTCGGTAATGATCTTGTTAATCTCATCAAGGCGTGCACCTTCCTGATTAGGAACTGGTGTCATAATTACGTCCTGACAACGTACCTTCTTCATCCAACGTTCACGGTGAGCAGCTACTAGTAGGTTGCGACCATCTGTACCAACTACTCTCTGCATGGCTTCGCCAAGATTACTTGAACTCTGTCCTGCATCACTCTCAATGCACTTCATAAGATCGTTATGATATGCTGTTGGTAGCTGACCTGGATAAATTACCAAGCACATGTGTTCCTCATTAGGAACTTCTCTAAAGATTACGGCTACTCTCTGGTCACTGTGTCTGCCTACGTGTTTAAGCATCGTCTGCTTCTCCTGTTTCTACTTCTTCCTCGCTTTCGGCTGGTGCTTCGCCTGGTGCTTGACGCAAACCGTTAGCAATTAGAAAGCCCATTAGCTTGTTATAAAGTGCGCCAACAAGCTGCATTTCATTTGCACGGATGGCACCACGTTGTGCTACTGCTTCTAGAATAGTAGCCATTGTGTTGAGATCAGCAGCCTGCAGGGCATTTGGATCTTCAACTTGTGTTTCGGTTTCTTCAACCTGTGTTTCGTCTGTCATTATCGATTCTCCTATAGGTATACGATACTAAGTATTATTATAAGGTTTTTTGTAGATGAAAACAATATTTTCTTTAATCATTCTTGCATTTATTTCTATTGGACCTGCACATGCACAGTCTAAAGATGAATTCACGGACGCATATAAGAAAGTTCTACAGTGTCAAGCAGGTTTTAAAATAGTAGCATATTATATAGATATTTATAAAACGCTAAACACCATGCTAGATAAAAATGAATTGAAGCCAATTAGTGATAGTGTACACAAAAAACTCAAAAGAGATTGGACTACATTAGAGGATCTAATAGGTCCTATGAAAGTGCTTATGATGCAAAAAGGTATAGATCTTAAACCTTTGGACAATGAATTTTATAACCAGTCTCAAGTTGCCTTAATTATAAGAGGTTTAGATATATCACCCAAAGAGTACTTAGACAGTCTCCTGGTGTTTGTAAACAACTGTGCAGATATTAAGAACGATATCCAAGATAAAATGGCTCAGTGAGTCTTTTTCTCATCGTAATATGCATAGTTACCAAAGGCCGGCTTAATATTATCCGGACCGTGTATGATAAACACTGTATCGCAGTAGAACTCGTCGCCCCATGAACCCATTGGGTAACCATCAGTAAACATAACAAAACGGTTAGGCTGTATATCCTCTTCCTTCATAAACGTCCAGTTACAGTCAAAGTCTGTACCGCCGCCACCCATGGGCTGGTAGTCCATGATCTCGTCAATGTTACTAACAGTAAACTCTGCGTAATTGTACACCTTAGTATCAAAGCACCAGAGCTTGATAGTAAAGTCCGTGTACATGTCCATGATAGCTTTGATTTCGCTAAAGAAGTCACGTGCCTGTTGGTCACCAATTGAACCACTCATGTCCACGCCAATAGCAATGTCAATAGTCTGTTCAGGGATCATACCTGGCAGTAGCACACCGCTATCCCAACCCTTACGTGAAGGACGTTGGAAACTGTAGTCGCTTTTAACACTGCTCTCAATGCTCATAGCAAGCAGAGCACGCCAATCCATCTTAGGCTCAGTGAGATCCTTAACAATACGAGCAACACCTGCGGGCATATCACCTGCACCGCTAGCCTGCTTGGCACTGTTAATTAGTGCTTCCTTAATCTCATCTCGAATCTGCTTCTTTTCTTCTTCGCTGTAAGAAGGTTTGCTCTTGCTAACAAGGTTACCGTTCTCGTCCTCTTCGGGCTTACCACCACTACCTTCGCCGTCGTCTCCCTCAAGATGTTCGTCCAGCAACATGTCAACCAGCTGATCCATGTCGATCTTTTCGGCATTCTCATAGAGGTCATCGTAGATTTCCTCCATGCTCATGTCGTAGTACTTTGTATCGTGCAGAGCAGGTACAGTGGTAATCAGCTGACCAATACGACTTTTAACAAGATCACCGTTTACAGCAAAGTCCGCTGCAATGTTAGCAATCGTAGCATTATGTTTGTTGAGCTTGCTACGACCTAGATGTTCGTAAACATTGTGCAGGACCTCATGCCCGAAGAGGAACTGTGTCTCCTTCTTCTTAAGCATGCGGATGAACTTGCTGTTATAATAGAAGTAGCGACCGTCTGTAGCCGCTGTGGGGCACCATGCGTCTGCGTTAACAAGCGGCAAACGTGTGGACATGTTACCAAAGAACGGAGCCTTCATAAGAAGCGCAACACGGGCAGTGGTTAGCTGCTCGCGAGCCTCATAATCCTCGTTAGGATCTGTGTCAAATCCTACGGGCAAATCTACATTCTTCTTGTTCGCAGTCGTTTTGGGCATATACTTACTCCTTTGCTATATTTAATAATAGCATGGATATGCTATGCGTCAACCTTTTTCGAACCCAGATAATCCTTCTCTGAGTAGGTTTTAGCCATATGACATAGCACACAAAGGGTAGCAATATTCTCTTCTGTGTCCTGTCCGCCTTGGCTTTTTAGGTGTATATGATCCCCATGCATTACACCTCGCATAGCTCGTATCTTGTGATACTCGTCCTCAATATGACCAAAACGTATGTCATCTTCCCTAGGATCATAACCGCAGCCAGTGCATATCCACCCTCTGTAGAAGGTATGCGGGCGTTCTGCTTTACCCATTCCGCCATACTCTATACACATAAGCTGATGTGTTCTGCACAGGCTATTGCTACCAGGACCATCGTAAACGCTAAGTTCACCGTCACAGTCTGCTAACATACAGGTAGAGCCCTTGCGGTGTTGCTCTCGCAACACCGCGTTGGACTTTAGCTTATCCCTGTTAGGATCGCGTAAAGTAGACATTACCAAAGGTCCTTTGCACCAACAGTAAAGCCGTTGTTTGGTACATAACTAGGAGTCTTAAGGTCTGTTGACTTCTTCATCTGTGCGATGAGGAAAGGAATACCTGTGCGCATTTCTGTAGTAAAGCCTTTGAGACCAAATTCCTTATAACTATCTGGGTTAGCCTTTGCATACCAATTAGTGTAAGCCATACGCACCTTATCCCAGAACATACCATCTTCGCCAAAGTTAGCCTCGAAGTAAGACTTGGTAAAGGCTACCATCTTGAGCAGATAGTCTTTATCTACTTCGATACCCTGTTCGTAGCAGAGGTTGAAGTACTCGTACAACTGCCTAGCTTCCTTAGCACGTACCGGACGCTGTTCGTTAAGATAAGTCCAATACTCTGCAAACATGCGAGTAACTTCTGGATGCTTACGAGTCTTAAGACTCTTTGACATAAGTGTGTCAGCAAGCAAAGTAAACGCACCTGGTTCGTCCTCATCCCCAAACTTGGAGTGTGTAGCAAACAAACCTGCATCTCGTAGATAATCGTTCTTGAGTGCAGTATCCACCCATTCTGGATCGTTACTACCATCTACCTTAACAGCATAAACCATCTGCTTGTAGCTGTCAATAAAGTCCAAACTCTCCTTAGCGTCGCCATTCAAGAGAATGAAGTTACGCCGAATTTCCAACTTCTGCTTTGAACTTAAAATGTTCACAGGAACCATTACATCGGCAGCACGTTCACCAAATACCTTAGTAAGGATAATGTGTAGTGCAATCGCCGTGTGCTGGCCATCCCAGGCAATGTAGTACCCAGGACGAGCATCGTCCCTGTACACCTGAATTGCCATCACCATTGTCCCGCTAAAATAGCTGAGAATCTTTAGAATGTGACGCATGTTAAGCTCGCGTTGCATAGTCTCATCGATGAGAATTTTATCAAACGGAACGTGAATTGATTCACATATCCCAATGTCGCTAAACTTAGTCCAGCCTCGCTCGGTTGGGGGATTACAGTTACGACGCTTAAACTCGTCTACTACTGCTTCTAACTGCCCACGGAAAAATGGGGCTTTACTAATCGCCTTGGCCAGACGTTCACTAAGAGTTACGAAGTTACTTGCTGCAACTTCATAAAGACTGTTCATTTTCTGAGCGTAATTACTCATTTTACTTCTCCTTTTCATCGGGCACTCCGGCCCATAAGTTAGCGGTCATACTCGACCTTTTTTGTAAAGCACTTTGCTCTACTGAATCTATAATACGATAGATACTATCCTAAGTCAACCATTTTGACTACAGGAAATTCTGCATATTTTGCACGGCGCATTCCTGACTCGCTGCGACCGTGACGCATACCTACAGCAAATCCGTTCTCAAGTTCCACCCAATACTGTACATCCTCTTCATCGCCAGGCCATCCGCGGTTGCTACCATGCTTGTAAACAACCTTTTGGTCACCAAACTCCCTGGCTGGAATATCTCTATCCTGATACTTACGCATCTTCCACCACATTTCAAAATCTTCATTTAGGGTTAGTTCTGACATCTTTTGTATCCTTAGTTACTCTCTCGCCGTACATAGGCGGCTTTGTTAATTCTTTAGAGCACTCTCCTAGTATGCAACGTTTTCTGTCAACGTCGCACCCTGGTAGCCAAATTGCTACCAAGGCACTGAGGAGGAGCCGTTTAGTCATTTTCTTGGTTAGCCGCTACAACGTACTTGCCAAAGCGATCAAAGAACTCTTTGAAGTGCGCGAGCTTGTTAGCTTCAAACGGCAGATTATAGTTAGAGATAGCAGTCCGAGCACCCATAACAGTCATCTCTGTAGGGAAGAAGTCCATCATAAAGCGGAAGAAGTTATCCGCAAGCTCGTGCCACTTCTTGCTATCCTTTTTGCCAAATTTGTCGTAGGCATCCTTGAGCTCGTAGCACATACCAATCGTAAGAGCATACTGTGCTGAGATCTCTTTAATCTTACACTCTTTGACCTTACCAGCGAGAATGTCCTCAGGCTTGGGCATATCCTTAGCAACCTTGCGGTGTGACATAAACTTAATAGCAATACCTTCGCCAACGCAACCGCTTACCAAGTCAGTAAGCTCATTGTCCGAGATGTCGTCATCGTCGAGGAACTCGCTAACAAAACTCCAGCTACGAGGTGTAGCAAACGAACGTCCGCTAGAGCGAGGATCAAAGTCGCAAAGGTCACCTTTAGCAAACGAAACGTAACCAACAACGTCCTCGTGGATGCGGTTAGTAACAGCCCAGTTCACCCAGCTATCGTAGTCAACACGCACCTCCAAGTGCACAAAACGGTTAGCAAGCGGTGTAGGCATGCGGTAGGTAACACCCTTGTCGCTCTCACGGTTACCAGCAGCAACAATCACAACGTTGTCAGGCAGTGCATACTGACCAATGCGACGGTTGAGGATAAGCTGATAGGCAGCAGCCTGTACACCAGGAGCAGCACTGTTCATCTCGTCCAAGAACAAGATAATAGTGTCATGCTCTTCTGCCTGCGCTTCAGTAGGCAGATCACTGGGAGGAAGCCACTGCATCTGACCTGTTTGCACATTAGGCACAGGATAACCACGCAGGTCCGTGGGCTCAAAAAGAGCAACACGCAGATCAATGAGCAAGGTCTTACCCAAGTACTCTTTGTCTGCGACCTGTTGCATAAGATCGCTCTTGCCAACACCCGGCAGTCCCCAAAGGAAGACCGGACGCTTCTTGCGGAAAGCACGAACAATACGCTGTTCTGCCTCCTGGATAGTAACAGTTCTTGCATCTACTTCTGACATATTCTAAATCTCCTCAGATTCAACTTACATATAAACATAACACATCTGTGCTATGCGTCAACCGTTTTAGCGAATGTTTTCGTATGGCTTGTTCCAGCTACCAATGCTCAGGTTGAGGTAGTAAGCCGTATCAAAGTAGTCAGTCATGCTATCCGAATTATCATACCAACCCTTGTTAGCATGGAAACCTTCGCCATGAATAGGTGCAGTCTTCATGATCTTTAGGATACGCTTGAAGAAAATCTGGTGCTTACCAACTTGGTCTAGGTGATACTCGTTAACATTACTATGTCCAGTAGCAGTAATATCGCTAAGATCCCTGGGACCTTTCACTAGCGTAACATCTAAGCTGTGGCTGCCAGCACCCTTGCGAACGCTGAACTTATACTTGGGATAAACAGTCTTAAGCTCTTTACGGACTGCCTTGACGTCTTCTGCACTGATATAAGCCATTTCGTTGCTCCTCATTTCCTATATATACATATTAGCACATATAAGGGGAGCGTCAACCGTTTCAGTGCCCTCTCATACCAGAATATGCACCATTTTCTCGGTAAAATCTGCCCATAGCATTAAGACGATTCTCTTTTGTGTAGAACATTATAAAGCTACCGGCGTCACTAGTGTTATCGAAACGTACATCTGCACCATAATCTGCCCATCTTACGCTCCAACGCTTGTTCTCAGGGCCGTAATGCTCTTTCATAAACTCAAGGAACTCAGTGCGTACCCGTTTATAAATCACAGTGATGTCAGCATTTTTGTCATGGAACTGATAGTTGAACCAAACGCTAACAAGATGTTTCCATCTGCTACCTTCTATAGGTTTGCTATATCCCAGTTCGTACTTTGTAGCCATCTAAGAATCTCTGAAAATCTCCGTGCATAATTGCCCAGAAGTAGGTTTGTTCATCAAATAGTATAATGCGAGGCCAACGTCCTACTTGCACATAGTAAGGCACTTCTAAGTGCTTGTCTAGGTCTAGCAGAAACTTGTAGCCTGTGTCTATTCGTCCGTTATCGTCCCATAGTTTAATGTCGTATGAAGTAAGGCCTATGTCCTCTATTAAGCATCTAAAGCCTTGGTCTGTTAGTCTTAGGCCACCATCAGCACGTACATTCTGCCAAAAGAATACCATTTCAGTACCCTTTGGAACTCGTGTATGCTCTGTGTTTTTAAGAAAAACGTCTGTATATTGTTGTTTAGTTCTCATTCCCTGGAAAAATAGTCTTCCCACTATTTAATAGAACAACTGTAAAGTCCTTGGTTGTGAACTTTTGGTTGAGCTTCTTGCAGAGATTGATAGCATGTCCTGGGTTACTAAAACTTACTTTCTTGTACTTTGGACCTGGATAGTTGGTTAGAATATTATGACTCTTAAGATTTATAGGATTACCTTGATAGAACACACTCCATATGCCTTCACTTGCAAGTACTTGGTCTGCTTTATAACTAGCACGATCAACTTTTTCTAATAAAACATTAGGTTTAGGTCTACTCATTTGATTTCCAATAATATACTAACATTATTATTTATCTTAGTATATTATGGTGGTTAAAATGATTCTGACTGTATCTCGATGTCTATTACGTTGTTCTCTTGTAAGGCTATAATTTTTGCTTGTAGATCAACAGTATATGCTAATAGATTTTGATATTCACGTGCGATGCCCTGTGCTTCTGACCTAGGCACCGTAATGTTCTCACTATTAGTTCCCGCACAGCGGTTTGCAAAACGTTCTAGATTACCAAAATTAGGACGACTCATTTTGTGCTAACCTTAACTGCTCTTGCATTTCTAGCCGATCCTTATAAGGTCCTTTGTATTCATTGCGTCCAAGTGTAATTAGCTTTGGACAGTAACTTTTTACCCACCCGTGATCGAACTTGATAATGTAGTATCCTGCACAATAAAAACTCTGACTCTTAGGTGTCTTGGTATATAGAGGTAGTTTACGCTTTACATCGAAGATGTCATTATGTGGCTCACTCTTACAAGGATACCCGTGCACATCATGTTCACGTTTAGGTTCTTCTGTCACTTCTACCAAGTTACCAAAACTAATTTTGGTCTTTTCAGTTAGTGTAGCTTCATCTGGAAAACGTGCGTTCTTGTTTTCTACTGTAAGCACAAAGTCTTTATCACGTCGAAGTGTGCCAACCTTTTGGCCATTCTTTTCAACGATCCAAAACTTGTTTGGTACAATAGGTTTAGCCTGTAACATGATATCCTTTTTGTAACCACTCTGCATATTTTGTAGCATCTTCAGCAATCCTATTCAGTTCATATTTGCCGCAGAACTTGAGGAATTTAGCACCAACCATCTTGTTAGTCTTAGTATCCATTTGTCCACGCATACTTGTATCAATGTACTCTTTAAGTTCTGCAGGCTGTGCAGTAAGATCAATCAGTGTGCGATTGCGCTCATAATCATCTAGTACACGATGCTCTTCGCCATTGTGATCTGTCCAACGCTGTAGCATCATGTTATTCCAGTTGTAGCCTTTGCTATCACGATCTTCAAATGCTTCTAGCAAACCAACCTTGTTCTTAGTGCCTTTCTTGCGTACACCAGGATAAGCACTGAACACATTGTCTGTGCTATCACCACGCATACATTTCTCAAACAGTAACCATTCAGGATTGGGTGTTTCTTTAAGCTCACCTGTTTTTTTGTCCTTTACAGGCTTGCCGTAATCATCAAACACGCCTTCTAATGAGATCATTTGATTCTGTATGCCGTTGTACTGTTTTACATTGTCGCTAACCAGTTGAACAAAATCGCTGTCACTGCTAACGATAACATGGTCGTCACCAGGGTGCATATCAATCCAACGTGCAATAATATCGTCAGCTTCCGCAATTTCGCATCTAAGGACGCTACAGTTTGAATTATCTTTGAGGAATGTTGTAAGTTCATCATAGGTCTCCCAGAACAGTTTGTCTTCTTCCTGTTCTTTTTCAGTTAGTGCATCTCGGGCAACCTTACGGTTCTTCTTGTAAGGCTCGTAATAGTCCTTGCGCCAACTCCTACCCTCGAGTGCAAATACCACATGATCTGCACCTGCGATGCGCCATGCTTTGTTAACTGCACTCATAGTTACATGCATAGCAAAACCCAAGCGGGTCCACTGATCCATGCCACGGTGAGCAACGTGTCGTGCTCTAAAAAACGTGTTCGCTGTATCTACCAGCAGATATGTAGTCATCTATTCACTCGTAAAACTGTGTTGATCTTAGCCTTGTTTACTCTAACTATATTACTAGCATTTTCAACAGTTGTCAACCGTGGCAACAAATAACGTGCCCAAGCGGTGTGTGCGTCTTCACCATAATGGTAACCATTGTTGACTGTAGTAAATCCTTGTGCACTGCACCAATGCCAATATGTGCCTGCTTGTGTATAAGGATCAATATAACAATCGCTCCAATCTACAGGATCTACACTGTCAAAGTGACTGTAACTGTTAAAGAAAACGTGCTTGATATCACGTTCTAATAGTTCTTTGTGTAATAGATATATTTGTTCGTGCCAGTATTTCTGCTTTTTAATCAGCTCTTCACGAGTTTGTTCATTAACCCATTGCTTGTATTTGTCTGCAAGTTTATCAGGTACACTGTCTGTTCCACTTGCTGTTACTTGATAGTGCCAATCATTGTAAAACCATTCCTCACGTTCCCATGTACTCCAGCCTATAATAATAATAGTTTCGGGTCTTTTTTCGCTAATAAACCTTTTAGTGGTTCGTAAGATACGTGCATTGCTACTAGCACTAATAGCATCACAGTTGTAGCCTGCGTTTAGAGTACGACTTAGTTTTGCACCGTAACTTAATTCCAAACAACGAGGGTGTGCTAGCTCTCCCATATGAAGGTATTGAGGATCGTCACTAGCGAAGCAGTAATCGCCTACAAGTTCAGCACCAGCAGTGTGACTATCACCGTTTAGATATATTTTCATAGATTGTTTGCGTGCTTGAAAACTCTCCACCAACACCAGTCAGTGATAAGAGTAAGAATTAAAAATCCTAATGGACTTAGGAGAGCACCAAAAATCATAGCTGTTATAATTGTATTAAGCAGCCAACTCATACCCATTGTGTTTAGATAATTACTTGCTACTTGACGAGGTACAGCTCGGATCATCTGTATTCAGTCCTGCCATCACCTAAGTCGTTACGAGTGACCATTGCTTCTTCTTTTTCGTAACTTTCCATAACAACGTGTCTGCACACATCCTGGAACCAACGATCAACCATATCGTTTTCATCTTCGTCTCTATATCCAGCTTTCCATAACTGTTTAATAAAGTGCTCGTTCCAATCTAGTTCAAACGCACCGTTACCTGGATTGGCAGGGTCAACTTCAACGTTGAGTACCGATACCCAAGGCTCGCCTGCTTCTGTAGCAATCTCTTTTGCTGATTTTTTCTTTGGCTTAGGTGCAGGCTTTTGTTCTACTTTTTTAGCCTGTCCTAGTCCTACTGCTTTCTTTGCATCGTCTAAGAGTCCCATTCGATAAACTCTCCTGTTCCTATTTCCCAGTCACGTACTGATTCAGCAGTGTTCTTTCCTAGTATTACACTTGCTGCTCTAATCGTATTGCCATGACACACAATAAGATGAGGTAAATTTGTGTCCTCTAAAGTTTTTATAAATGCTCCAACTCTAGCAGCACAATCCTTTAGACTTTCTCCGTTTTCCGGTGCACGATTCCAACCTCTACGAACATTCATAAAAGCAGGTTCACCTAGCTCTACACAAATCTCGTCCTTGTTTTTTCCACTCCAGTCGCCATAGTCTCGTTCTCTTAGTAAACTATCTACCTTTACGTCGTCGAACCAAGGACAAGTTGACATAATAATACGAGCTGTGTAAAAACTTCTACGTAAGTCACTACAGTGCACACTTGCAATAACTTGATACTTATTTTTTAACTGTTCTGCAACTGCAAGAGCTTGTTGTACTCCAAGTTCAGTAAGTTCAGGGTCGTGCCAACCTGTACTTAGGTTTTTAGCATTATACTCTGACTGACCATGACGTACCCAAACTGTTTTCATAATGCACCAGCTTTACGTAACTTTTCTTCTAAGTCAGGTTCCCCAGGCGTTACCGAAGACGTCGACGTGGAGGCGTGGGCTATATCTGTAGCCTTTTTCGAGGGCGAGCTCTGCGACTTGACGACCGTTTTTGAAGTAACTGTCTGTCGTACCGCCAACAGGCATGAGGTAAACCGGCGCTTCAAGTCCCGCAGATCTATATTCTGCAACAGCTCTATCAACTTCTGCCACATCAACATCATCAGAAACAACGAACTTAAGATACAAGTGGCTGTTAGGAACACTAGCGTACTTAACAGCAACATCAGGCTTGATAGCATCAACCCAAGTATGTCCACTAACCGATAGTTTAGGGGAGCAAGAGAATGTAATGTGTACCTGTTGATTATCTGTGAGGTACGTTTTGAAATCCTCTGACAGAGATTGTGTAGTATTGGTTTCGAACGTGACATTCTTCAAGTCCTTCATGCGTGGATGTTCTAGCAACTGTATATATGCTCGTTGCCAACCTAATAGAGGCTCACCGCCTGTGATTACCAAATGGATATCCTGACCATTATCCAATGACCATGCGCCTGTTGGTGTAAGTGCAAGTAGATCATCAACTAGCTGATCAATGTCTACATCATGTTGAAAACGTTTGAATGCAGGGTGCCAAGCAGCATAGCTATCGCACCCTACAGTCACAAGTGGGAGATCCTCAAGTGTATCATAGTTATCAATCTCATCTACAATCTTTTGGATCTGAGGCTCTGCTGTTTCGTCACTGTTCCTAGCAATACCAAACTTAGGACAAGTAAAGTTACAACCATACATACGAAGGAATACACTAGGCACACCTGTCCAGCGACCTTCTCCTTGAACTGAATAAAACGCTTCAGTATATCTTACTTTCATTGACGCCTCTTAGTCTACAACTATGTGGGTTTTTAGTGTATCAATCATCTTAGCCTTTGTAAGACGACGATCGAGGTTGATACCATGATCTGCTGCCCAGTCATCGATTTCCTTCTTTGTCATCTTGTTAAGCTCAGCTTCTGTAATAACAGCAGGTGTGTCTCCAACTCCTAGCCATTTCATAATGCATTTAAACATCAAATTCTCCATCTTCTCTGTGACCAACTCGCATAGCCATATTTGAGTCAGTTTCTCTTACCTCAACCTTACAGCACCATACCCTAGTGCCAGGTTCCCAACTAGGTAAAAATATTGTGTTTACGTATTCATACAAAAAGTCTGATAGACCTTCACATCCAGTCTTTTCAACTTCTGTAATCTTTGCTAGGCCTTTTTTGCCTAGTTCTAGTAGCATGTCGCGGTCTGGATCATCCTGTGCTACTAGCAGAGTGTGATCAAACCAGTCTTCTAAGCTGTCCTTTAGTGGACGTAATCCACCGAAGTCTACTACCCAGTTACGAGCATCTAGGTCATCAGTTTCAAATTCAAAATGGAAACTTAATGCGTATCCGTGGATAAGATTGCAGTGTGAATCTGCTCTCCACTGTCTGTATGCTACTGGACCTAAATGCCTGTATGTTTTTGTACTAATATATTTTGCCATGTTTATACTCCTTGGTTATGGAGTGTGCGGAATATTTAAAGAGGGTCGAACACCTTAGTCCTCTATAGTAATATTGTAAGATATTTATGATAGCGTGTCAACTTTTATTTAAACGTGCCTTGAGTGCGTCCGTCTGCACTGCTTGGAAAGCAATAATACTACGCATCTCTTTACAACGTCGTTGTGGACCTGAACCGATGTGTAGAACGCTAGCATCAAATGTAATTAGTTTTCGTGGTTCGTATTCACTTGCACCGTATTCATCGCCTTGTTTAAATTGTGTGCTACCGCCCCAATTGGTATCCCATTCTTTATCCGTATATAGAACACCGGTAATACTCTGTTCTGGTGTAGGCCAATCAGTATGGAAATCTCCATCTATACCAAATGTATTTGAACTAGCCATACAGCGTACAAGCATGTAATCATCTTGCACCATATCTAAGAAACGATTAGCTAGTGTTTTGACAAGCTCTGGACAATCTTCCTTATAGTCCCAGGTTTGATGCGTGTAGAAGTTTTGAAACCAACAAGGATAATTAGGTTCTATATTACTATCGCTAGTTTGTCCAAAGCGCCACCTTGGAGCATATACCACGTCTGCAAGGAGTTCCACATGTTCATTTTCTGAAATCCATTCTTTATGTGTATTAAATAAGACCACGTGCATAACTCCAAATAGCAACATATGTTAACATATGTAATAGTTGATCAAAACCAAACAATATCCAATACTGCGGATGTGCTGTTGTTAGTTTCATAATACGCGATACTAGTTCTTTACAATAATCAATAGTGTAGTGTACGGCGAAATCAGCTAACCCAACAAATAGAGCAAAAGGCCAACCAATAAAATAATAACAAATAACAAATGTAAAGACACCGTGTATAGCTGCATGGATCAGTCCACCTAGACCAAATAGTTTACTTTTTGCCTGGATCATCCACGGAGTTTGTAAACAGAAGTCGCCGAGCCAATGCTTAACTAGCAGTGCTATTAAGAGTTCAATCATCACCACCACTCCTCATAGGGGAATACGACCCATGTATCTTCTTCAGCTTTGTTAATTTCAATGCTTGTATAATCGATGTTAAATGGACTTGCTAGATTGTTTACGATAGTTGCAAAGCGAACATTCTGATTCCAAACTTTATCCCATCGGTGTTCATTTGGATGACAGCCTGCCGGCCAATCTTCTTTAATCCATTGGAATGTAGCACCACTATCGTTAATATCGTCTAGGATAAGAAATTTCTTATCTTCATATGTGCCACCCATTTGGAAAATACCAAATGCATCTTCTGCCATCCAACAGTTAGATTCTTGTTCATCGCCATCACGCAAACGAACATCCAGTGTGTGCATTTTAATACCTGTAAGATGACTCATTAGAACAGCAGGAATTAATCCACCTCTGGTAATACCTACAATATAATCGGGCCGCCAGTTGTCGGCATACATTTGCTTTATAACGTTATGTACACCCTTTTCAATATCTCGATTAGACAGATATAGTTTGTTCATTTGTTCACGCCTTGATGCTTATAATGTCGCGGGCGTCAAAATCAATAGGTCCTTTTCGTCCTTTGATATAACGCCAGTTAACATTATATTTGTTTTTTAGAGTATAACTGATATGCTCTACACTTTTACCTAATGCAATATACATATCATTTCGACTAACACGATCTATTCCTTGACTTAGTTTAGCATGAGCCAGTCGTTGCACTATTTCTAAATCTTTCATCTCTTACCTTCTGCTTTCGCCATTCAAAATACTTTTCATTGTGCATCCATTTACCGTTGACAATGAAACCCCACTCACGTAGTTTAGGACCAGGAATGAATAGTGACCAAGCACATACTCCTGGTTCTAGTTCTACACGATGCAGACTCTTAGGACCGCTAAAACGCATGTGTCCTGGACCACGCCAGAAACGTCCTTTAGGAGTAGTCTCCCAATAACCTCCACGTAAGATTAGCGTGAAGTAGGGCCAGGGATGATCGTGTAGTTCATCCGGATCGCTTTGTAAAAACTTGTGTAAGAATACGTTAAATGGAAACCATTTACGATCTTTTAGAAACAAGTAATACCTAACCAAGTAGGGCTTCTGCCCAATGCGATCTAGGATTACACGTTTCCTATCTTTGAACATATTCATAAACTGTATTCGTAGTTATCAGTTGCAGTATTGTTCTGCAAAGTAACTGCTCCATTGTTTAAGTGAAACCTACGTGCCATATCCGTTTTTGGACTTAGTGTAATAAGACGTTTGACTTTATGATTTGCACGACATTCATCTAGCAACCGAAAAACAACGTCTCTGCCAGCACGTGGCGCACGACTCCAAACTGTATATGCTACGCAAATAGAACCGTGTTGATCTTCCTGACAAGCAGCCTGACTCATAAGGTCAAGTTCCTTTACAGTAGTTGGTACTTCATTAGTATAGGCAACGCAAATTGCTGCCTGATACTTACCGTCCGTTTCCAACACATAAACCCGACGACCCGGGCCCAACCTAAAATTAAGGTCAAGCTCGGGTCTCACGGGGTCGTGGTTGGTATCAAACTGTAGTGCTTCTACATTTTCATATGTCAGCGTAGTTAGGTTCAATACCTTTTCTCCTTAGAACTTCAAGTTCACTTTCATGCCTAGGTTAACTTCATTGTTACCTGAGACACCTGCAACATTGCTACGATGCTCTGCATAGCCAGCAAGTGCAACATTGTTTACATTATATTTTACAAACAAACCGGTATCATATTCAATATTTTTCGTACTTGCATCAGCACTTCCTTCATTAAATAATACCTGTCCGTCAAGTGTACGTCCTACTGGAACCTTGTAGTTCATCTTACCGCTTGTAACTGTCATTGGCTGACTAAAGTTAGCGCCAACAGTCCAACCATTGCTAAACTTGTAACCTGCACCAACACCCCAACTGTTACTTACTAGGGTGCTGTACCCAGTTACTAGACTAAACTCCTTGGATGACTCAACGTCTGTCATGCCCAACTGGAAGTTACCAAACCCAAACCAGTTCTCATCAAACTTGTGATTGAGACGCAAGCCTGCATAGTTTGTGGTGTGTGACTCACCAACTCCCATAAAGCCTTCCTGAACGTTGTTAAGGAACTTACCTGTCTCCTTAATCATACCAAGTGCGGCAGTAATAGTAGTTTCTTCGCTACTATGTACATCATACTCTGTACGCATGCCCCAGTCGCCATTGGCTTTGGCATCTGGGTCAAATTTGAATGATGTCCTAATACCAAACAAGTCACTAGTGCCTTCGCCGGCATTAGCAAGATTCCAATAACCGTCATAGTTTGCACCAAAACTTAGTGCTTCTGTTGACGATCCAGGACGAGTATCAATAGCTTGAGTGTTGTTTAGATTGATTGTAAAATCACGCTCAAAGCTATCAAGCACCGTAACATTACTTAGTGCCGCAAATGCATCGCTACTAATACTTCCGACAGCAGCGCCGCCACTTAGCGTTTCAAGGCTAGCAATAGCACCACTCGTACGCCCGCTTGTTGGAATACCTGTTGCACCTACAGGCTGTGTAGCCTTGTCCAAGTCCAACATGCCTTGTCCATGTGTGTGTTTAGCATAGTCAGGCAAGTCCTTGTCTGCTGTTGTTAGCAACAGTTTAACAAGGTTCTCACCCTTCATGTGAGGCCACATCTGATGTACAATAGCAAGTGCACCAGTTACAACAGGCGCTGCCATACTAGTACCACTCATTGTTACAGTTGTGCCATCCTTGTACGCACTTTCGATACTACTACCTGGTGCAAGGATATAAAAGTCACTTGCCTTGGCAGCATCTTTACAGAGATTATTTGTAAAGTCCCAGGTAGCACAAACAGTACCAGCCTTGTTACTGTAACTAGCAATCTTATTGTTAGCAAGATCATATGAGCCAACGATTAGCATACGTCCGCCCATAATAAGGTTGCCATTAGAATCTGTAGCATGGGCCATCTGACCAGTACCTGATACATAGTCTTTAGCAAAGTTACCAGCACTGTTCACAAGGATCTGTTCGCTACCTAGTGCAGTTGCCCACAACTTGGCTTCGTCTATAGCACCATTGTATCCATTCTCACCGTAGTACCAGTGATTACTATACTGGACACCAGTAGTACCTGTTGGAGTAAGACTTCTCTTAAAGGCAGTATCTTCTGCAAAGTTAGCACTGGCGTTAAAAGCAATACTTCCTAAGTCTCGTGCCCATGTTGCACCTACTCGTGCACGTTGGAAACTGTAGCCAGTGCTGTCACTTACTTTTACGACAGCAACGTCTGCATCAAATGCAACACCGTGTGTACCGCTACCGTTCTTACGTCCAGCCGCAATACCCAACACATGACTACCGTGACCAACGTTGTCATCCATAAACGTCGCATCATTTGTTAGAGTGTTGAACTCATGTTTAACTGCACCAGCAAGGTCTGAGTGATCCTTATCGTAACCAGTATCAGCAATAGTAATTAGACTGCCTTTACCAGTCCAACCACGGGAGTATGCAACGTCTGCGTTAATTGCCTGCTTGTAGTTCTGACCAGAAGTTCCATTGAACTCTGAAGTACGATAGCTTACAGGATTGCTGTTGAACCCTGCGGTACGTGTGCCCATGTCAGGATGATCGTCTGCAATAGGTGTACTATCAGCAGGAGCATCCTCTGTTGTGGTGCTCATAACCTTAGTCCAACTATCTGTCACTACAGTATTTTCAGTACTAGTTTCAACTACAGTTTCACCGCGAATTAGTTTCTCAGTACCATCAGTCCAAATCTGTTTTGTCACAGGAGTTGTGTTTGTGGTAGTTGTAGTAACAATAGTAGCAGTGGTCGTGTAATAACGTGTTACAGTAGTAATTAATTTACCGTCTACAGTTTCACTAGTTGTCTTGTCTTCATAGGTTGTATCAAATACTGGATCAGCTTCTGTTACGTCTGTAATAACTTCGTTTGTAACGGTTTCACTCGCTACAACATGCTCTGTAGTACTTTCTACAGTTGCTTCACTTGTATTGACAACAACTTCATCTTCTGTACTACTAACCACTTCATCTGTAGCATCATGAGTAAATGAATGTCCATCTGTGTAAGTGTACACACTAATCTTAGGATATGTTAGTGTAGTAGTGACAGGCGTAGTGCTTGTGGTTGTAGTAGTACGAATGGTGTTATGTACCTTACTACCATCTTCCTGTGTAATAGTATCGACACGATCCTCATACTCGTTTACCACAACCGTTCCGCCACGAGTGACAGTTGTAGTTGGATCGTTTTGTTCTTCAACTGTATAGGCAATGTTCTGTGACATGTCCTGTGTAGTAACAATGTCAGCAGCCGAAAGTGTCTGTGTATAAGGTACTTCACGGATTTCACCACGTTCAGTTTTTGTGCTACCATCGCTGTAAACATATGTGGTTACATTCTGTAGGACCACTGTCCAACTACGATCATACTCCATCTTCTTTGTAGTTGTCTTTACCCAAGTAGCGGTACGTGTTAGATCAGAGATGCTAGAACCGCCGGTTACAGTCTGCTCGCCATCGACTACAACAGTTTCCTTAACACGATCAGTACTTGTAGTAGCACTTGATTCACTTACTGTAACGCTACTGTTGCTTGCACTAATAACTGTTGGCGTAGTACTCTCAAAGATCGACTTAGATTCAGCTGCAATAACACGGTCCAAATCTTCCTTCTTTTCTAGGAACTTAAATTTATCTGTGTCATACCCTTTGCCATTGGTAACATCAACGACCATTGGACGAAGCTGATTCTTAAGGATCTTTACTACTGCTTCTGCTTTACGGAAGTCTTCTGATTCTAACTTAGCACGAAGTAGCATAGGATTCATACCTGCCTTATGCTCTTCCCAACTAGCAATTACATTGTCAATCTTGCTGACAATGTCTCCTGCCATAATTTTATCTGATTCAGTTGGATTAATTAGTGCACTAAGAGTTGCTGAACTTTGTGCAGCAGCAACTACATTCTCAAGGTCAGCAATCTGTCCACTGATAGCTGCAAAACTTGAATTTGTTGCGAACGAACGCTTTACTGTGTTTACTGCGGAACTTCCGCCGCCACCTTGACACGCTGTAAGCATTGTGGTGGCTAGCAACGCTCCTGCTAGTGTCTTATAAGTCATATTAACCCCGTGTTATTGACTAATAAAGAGCATGTTCACCTTGAACATACTCTTATAATAACACAGCGTCTAGACTTGTCTACCGTTTTTAGAAACTATATAGCGTTAAGTAATTCCCAGGCTTTGTAATGGCGTTCTAACTCTGCAAACTCTTCCCATTTTTCTTTTAATTCTGGATACTTGTCCATCATATCAAGTCTTTGTTGCAGATATTCCTCAAGAGGATCAGTTGGAGGAGTTATGGTCACCGTTGAGGTCGAGCCCCCCATTGTAATAGTACTTGAAATAGGATCGCCTATTTCTCTTGCACGTATAGTAATACCACCGTCTGGTGATTCATATATTTTTGGCATTAAAGTTGTCCTTTATGAAAACGGAGGGCCCAACACGGACCCTCCGTTTCATAGCGTTATTGTTATAGAGTACGCCCTAGTTTCTTACGCAAATAGCTTAGTAGGAAACCATATGCTGGTAGGAACACAATCAACCCTACAATAATCTTTGTAATTGTCTGGTTGAACGCAACAGCATGTACCCAAGGTGCTGGATAAAATGCTGTATAGAAGAACGCATAAGTGTCTAGTACGTTTGCACAGACTGTTGAAAATGCTGGAGCAGCCCACCACATCTCTGTGAACTTCTCACGAATATGCTGGAATACATAAACGTCTAGCATTGTACCAACGCCATATGCAACACCCGAAGCTGCACCAATACGTAGTGCCTTCTCAACTGGTGCGCCGCCGCCCCACACAACCAAAATACTTACAATGATTGCTGGGATGACTGCTAGGGCAACAACTGCCCTACCTGCTTCCTTGCCCACCATACGGACGGTCAAGTCAGTGGCAACAACTACAATTGGAAATGTAAATGCTGCAACTGCAAGTGGAAACTCACCAAAGAATGGCAAGTTAGCACCTGGGAACAGGTTAAACTTGAACTGCACCAAGTAATTTGAAAGTGCAATTACGATTACGTGCATGATAACAAGCTGATTAACCAACTTGCGATCTACACCTTCTAGTAACTTCAACATATGTTTCTCCCTATTCTGAAGTTTACCCATGACCCTTCATGCTTAGACAGATGTTATAAAACTCCTGCTTAACACTAGGCTCATCTAGGAAAGCACCTTGCAAGACCGCTGTTGTCATATCCGACTCGTGCTCTTTTACACCGCGGTGCGTCATACAATGATGCTCTGCTTTGACTACAACAGCAACGTGCTCTGTTTTTGCATATTCTTTAAGAGCTTCTGTAATCTGTGTAGTCATTTCTTCCTGTATCTGCGGGCGTTCCGCAATGTGATGAATGATACGATTGAACTTACTTAGTCCAATTACTTCATCCTCAGGAATGATGCCTACCCAACATTTACCAACAATGTTCTGAAAATGATGGGCACAGGTACTACGAATACTAATAGGACCACTAGTGTACATACTTTTGTAGCCCATGTTAGGAAATGCTGTAACCTTTGGCATCGGTTGATAGCGTCCGCCAAATGTTTCATTGATATACATTTTAGCTACACGCTTGGCAGTTTCTTGTGTGTTATGATCGTTTTCGGTATCAATAACTAGTGCGTCAAGAACTGCTTTGAACTTTTCTTCTACTTCAGTTTGAAGTAGTGCTAGTTCACCTTCGTGGATGAACTCGCTAATATTATCGTTAGAATGGAAACGTGCATTTGTCTGCTGAATACGTTCCCTGATTGTTTGTGATATTGTCATATTATCTCCGAGTTAATGTGGTGGATCACTGTACTAATTTTATACATATTTAGGTTAGGTGTCAATTTGTATTTTACTACAGTCTGGATAAGTTTTAAGTTGGCTTTGCA